CCGTTGGAGGATTCCAACGGACCCACCCGCGGGCGTACTTATGCCCTGCAACTGGTACCCGACTGCTTTCCACCAAGTGACCCAGTGACCTACTGGCGTGAATGGAGTTGCCTTTCAGCTTCTCCAAATGCCAGTCATACAGGACACTGGCCGCACTCTCTGAACGCGCATGGACGAACTTCCCATGATGCCAAAGAAACAACGTGCGGTAGTCAATAACCACATCTTCCGTGGACTTAGTTACAAATGCTTTGTATCTAGGTATCCAACGGGAGCTGCGGTGACGAGAGTGGATAAGGTTGAGACCATAAGCGGTATTGGAAGGAATCCATATCCCGCTCATGCTGTCACCATTAAAGGGAACAAGTGGTATCCTCCGCTCTTTGACCAAAGGTTTGGCCATCGATAAGAGGTAATTCCACAATGAACCCCCTGGGGTAGCGATGGACGCCAATCCGTTAATGTTATGGGCAGTCAGCGAAAGCTGCTTGCCCCATTTACGGACATAGAATGGCGTTATATCAATCCCCTCGAAGAAGTTACCTCCGCACGACTCCCGGAAGGGACCCGTAGCAAAGGACTTCTCTTGGTTGACAGTGAATCCCAACTCACACAGCAACGCGGAAAGGGGCTCGAAGAGCTCGGTTTCTACAATGATATCATCACCGTAGACCGAGAACCTCTTGCTCCCGACGGCATATGCTGCGGCAGCGAAGATCAGCGTCTCTAATGCAAACGTAGCTCCATTCCCCATAGAGGAGAACTTTGCATACGGATGCAACTTGCTACCGAAACGATAACAAGGAGACCTAACACTACTCAAGTACTTAAACCAATCGCTCGGAATTAACAGAGCAACGGTGTTGTACGCAAGCGTGTCACTAGCCATCGATAAATCGATAGTGGCGAGTTTTCCACTAATCGAACCTTCTTTGGCCAGCTGCTGATTTCGTCCCTGGTCTGACAGATCAATCCCGCGTTTTTGCAAGCGGGCTTTAGCATACGCGTCGAAAGCAAGCTGGAGAGGTATTACACCTTCTGGCTCGCAAGCGATCGTACGCCCTGTCTTCCAGTTCTTCGGGACAACCTCCACGCGGTTCCAGACCATCGGCCTTACTTTGACAGCTCCGTACCCAAAATATCGGGACAGAGCGTCCAAGTAAGGAAACGCCGACGGTGGAGCACAGTATCTCTTACGAACTTTTGTAAAAGGCTGTGCATCCTTTCTGGGACTGCTAGCGGTAGCACCAGACGTGACACGAACCAATCTCGGCAACTCGTCGAGGAAGGTACGGTAAGGGCCCAAAACAGATAGGATGTAATCACGCATCCTCTTGACCAGTGTGTCAGAATCAGGGCAAAAGCCGTGTCCGACGAAACGGGCGTCGAGGGTCGCATTGGTTTCGGCGCAGAGCCTCTCCCCTTCAAAGAAGGTAGATATGGCCTTTGCCTCCGCCTTTGCGATATCCGTGAAAACAGCGTTCTTTTAAAGAACGCTTCTACCTGCATCAGGGTCCTATACCGCTCGGGAGTAGACTTTGCAACTCCCAATTGGTCACGGGCTGATGCAAGACGAGGAAGATCACGGCTTCGAATCCATCCAAGGATCTTAGCGGCTTCTCCCTCATCCAGCGTGCTTCGCGTGTCATTCAAGTAGTGCCGGCACACGTCGTACACTATCTGACGGACCACCTTCATAGGTGTACCCTCCTTTACAGACCAATGACCCCTCTACGAGGGGCCAAAGGTCATGTGGCAGAACGACGACGAGTACGACTGCAGCCAGTTTCGCAACTAAACGAAACAGCTCCAATCGGTCTCGTTGCTCCTGGTCTCCTTCCGACACTTGGGAGTCACCCTCAAACGAGGGGCTCTTGCGTGTCCACCGTGTTGGCAAACTCATCGCCAGCTCCGATGTCACGGAAAACGGCCAGGGCCGCTGTCACATCCGCCGACGCTCCGGTTATCGGGCGTCGTACGGTCACTGCAAAGGTGACACGTTCGGG